ACACAATTTGTACTCGCCTATTCCTAAATAATAATTAAATTCAGGTAATGTTGATGGGTTGAATTGTGTCTTATAAACTTGCCCTCCAGAAGCCCTTAATGTTGGGACCGCAGTCCAAAAAGCAACTTGACCTATTGACTCAGAAATTAAAGGAGTATAACCATCTGCACCTACATTTCTTCCACTTGTGTAAGTATCACAAGCCGAACCCTTTCTAATTAAAATTAAATTTATAGTACCATTTACAGAGGCTCTAAACATAAAAAAAGGTCGAATATTATATATGCCAGGTTGTGTAACATTTACAGTAAAACCGCCAGTTGGTAAACCATTATATACTAAAACAGTTCCACCAATATAAGCTGCTGCTGGTAAAGTGACTTGCTCAGGTTGATAAGTAAAACCGCTTGTTAGTGGCACAACAATACCACCACCACCACCACCACCAGTAACTTCTAATTTACCATCAGCATCAACTTGAACTATTTGATACACATTACTCGCGGTCCGACCCATTATAGGAATGCCAGCATCACATTCAACACCTTGTTGCCCTGATGGCTTGTTATTACTTTGTTGATTAATCATATAGCATTATAAATTAAAGTTGTTAATTGTGCATTAATTGCTCCACAAGTTCCAGCAGTAACTTGGAAATTCATTCTCCACCTTGTTTGATCTACATAACCAACTTCAAATGTTTTAAATGTAGTACCGGGCAAAAGAATCATGTTATTAAGCAATATGTTGCAATTACCAGCATTCATAAAAATATAGCCTAATGTTTTATCATTTCGAAAAACAATGGAACCATTATCTTTACCACCGTAGTAATCAATGGTATCAATTGTAAACTTAATCATTTTTTGGTTTAGGTTTTTTCACAAGCTTCCAAAGAGTAACAATCCCAATAACTATTTGAATAATTAATTGACCTATTGAAGCAACTTCAGTCGGTTCAATGGCTTGTGCCGCGGTTTCAGTAACAACTAATGCTCCTTGACCAATACCAGCAGTTAATAACGTTTGTATTTTGCTCATTATTTGATTTTATAATATTTGATAATGGTATTAATAATCTTCTCAACAATGCATAAAGAAAATTTACGCTCTAAAACTTTTGATAAAGTTTGGACTTTAGCAGCAAGTGAATCAGTAGAATTTGTAGCAACATTTTCGCGGTCTAAAAAATAATCCATAGCATATTCAAAAATGTCTTTTTTGTAAAAATCTACGCATACAGTTGCAAACATTTCTCCTAATAATTCTAAATTAGGGTTCTCACTGATTAAGTATTGGCTTAATACTTCACAACGGTCGTGTACTACTTGTTTTATTTGATGTTCCATATATTGTTTTATTTGATATTCCATAAAATTAAAATTGATAACCAGTCCTTTTTATAATGTTGTTGACATATACATTAATATCGGTTTGATTCATTTCATATTCTAAAGATTCTGATAATGTCATTGGATTTGAATCCCAACCATAAGGTGTTGGCAATTTGCGAGTACCATAAGCATCGATTAAAGCCAAAACATCTTCATAAGTCTTCATTTTGCCAAAAATGATAGATATTTGATTCTCATCTGTACCTATTCCGCTCATAGCATTAAACAAAGATTTAGCAAAATCTGAATATTGTTGACTGCCATAACTATATTTTAATTTTGGATTTGGCTTGGAATCTGGTTGTGGAATATTTGGATTTACTGGAATTTTTTCTTTGTTGAAATACTTGTTAAAAAGTCTATACAACGCAAAACCACCAACAATTACAACTCCACCAGTTGCAATTGGATTGTTTTTTGCATAACTCGTTAATTTGCTCATTGTCTTAAAATAAAATTAGATGGTGATGTTGGGTATCTGTAATCTCCATCTAGGATCATAATTTGACCATTACCCCTCGATTTTAATTCTCTAAACTGCCTACCTTTTTTATATTGTTTTGTGTCTGATAATGCTTTGTAAGTTCCAGTCAAATTATCATAAATATGTTGCAATACAACGACATCTTGAATTAATTCTGCTTTTAACCCTTTTTTTACACCATCTTCCAATTTTTTTGACAATGATTCATTTGTTGATTGAGTATTTTGCTTAGCACTCATATTAGCTTGTTCTTTAGCCACTTTGCTCAAATCATCCTTTAAAGCCTTAATCCATAAATCAATATTGGTTAAAGAAACATCTCCATAATTTTTAAACGTTTCAGGACGCAATAAAGATAATGCAGTTCTACTTTTTGGACCCCATCCACCCTTAGCATCAGCAGTAGTATAATTAATTTTTGGTATAAAGGTTAAAGCTCTTTGAATCATTAATGATTGCAAATCAGCTATTTTATAATCTGGAACTTTTTGATAAATAGTTTTTGTTGTTGTTGGCGCCATTGAAGTTATTGGTTCAGCCTTGGGGACGGTTGGTGGTTTTTTCTTAAACAAACCAGTACCAGATGTATATTGAGTATATAGCCAGTAACTTAATCCAGCTATACCTACAGAAATCGCTATTGCTATGTTGTTGTTTTTTTTTGCCATTATACCATGTTTCTTAAATTTTTAATCAGCATTGAAAAAAAATCAGGTTGTGTTTGAGCTAATTTTAATAACCGTTTTAAATCATCTGCAATATCAGGATGGATTGACTGAAATTCAGCAATAATTTCTGTTATGTCATTAAATTCATATTCAACGACTCCATTGATGGCTGGAGCTGTATTTTGATTTTTCATTAACATACCCAAAACAACGTCAACAATTGTATCCATTTTGCCGATCAACGTTTGGTTGATTGCTTCTGTAAATGTTGGAGGTACATGACTTCCAATATCTTCATCATCATCTTCATCAATTGATACCAATTCGTCCATTTTTTCTTCCAATCGCTCAATGTGAGCTTTAAGGGTTGCGTTTTCTGTAGCAACTGCCAAATATTTGTCAACATCAATTGGATTGTTATTTTCTTTTGTTGTTGCTCTGTTGTATATATCTCCAGAATTAATTGCTACATTTCTATAGTTAAATGCAACAACTACTTTAACAATTGAAGATAATTTAGCTTCAGGATTATTGGAATAAGTTCCAAAAAGTTCTAATTTATAATCGCGAAAATCAGTTGGCTCAATAAATTCTTCTACCCATTCATTAAAGTCGTTAACCAAATCTTCTTGATTTTCGCCCTCTTTAGTTTTATGAATATATACAGTATCAGCTCCTTTGCTTAATTTGATTTTTTGAAAATCATATTTACTTAGGTACTTGATGATTTTTTCTTTGCCAATAATTAACGCTCCCATAACACTTATTTAACTTCGTTGGAATAATAAACGCTAAATAAGAAATTCTTACTCGCGTAGTTGGCAATATTCGCTACATCTGTTAGATAAATATACGATTTTGCCCATACAATAACTTGTCCAGCCAACATTGGAATATTGCCTATGAATGTAGTTGAATTGCCTCTAAATAACGACAAAGTTGGTATTTGGATAAAATCTCCCCCATCAAAATATAAGGTGGTAATGGAATTTTTAACCTGAGCCAATGATTGAACAGTTGCTCCTGTAAATGTTATTTGTTGTGTTGCGACATCATATACCTCAATTCCAAAAATACGACTTGTACGCAAATTGGGTAGATCAGGAAAATAAATTTTTTGATTAACGTTACCAGTTACAATTGGTACTTCGACGTATTCGGCTCTTTTTATGTAAAATTGATTCATTTGTTTTGTTGTTTTTTTATAAAATAAAATAAAAGAAAAGATGGGCGATTTCTCGCCCACCTTAACTACCCTGATTATCTATTTAAGTTAGACGCTCCTAAAGAAAGGAATCCACGGAAAATCAAATTGATTTGACAAGCATTGGTAAAGGTCAATGATGTTGGCAAATTTAATTGAATGTCAATTTTCGCAGTTCCACTAAATTGCATTGTTGGCACAAGGTCACAAAATCCATCTTTTTCTCCATTAATACTATTTTGTTGAGTTGTTGTACCACCTTGTGACAAAACGTTGTTTGTTTGAATTATTGGCGCAGAATAACAACGGAACATATCAAAATTTTGGAGGTACGCAACATTGTTAACCAATACATTTAAGTATGAATTAAAAAATAATACCCTAGCATTTACACCAGCAGTTGTTAAAGCTGCCGATTGGTAGCCAAGTAATTGATAAGTACCGTCTGTAACTGCCGCTCCAGCATCACTTAATCCACCAATAAAAATACCAACTGAAGTTGCTGTAAATGCATCTGCACGGTTCAGAAATCTATTTTCGGGTAAATTGTTTCCAGAGTCACCCTCTAAAATAGGAAATGAATATGTTGTTCTATTCGCAACAACATTTTGAATAAGACGTAGCGTTGACGGTGTAGTCACTGGCTTACGTCCGACTGATTGGTAGGCTTTTCTAATCGTAGAATATGCCTGTCTTTGTGATAAACTCATTTTTTTGAGATAAACTTAATTTTAATTAATATTCGTAGCCGTATGCTCCAATCTCGTCCATTCCATTAATTTCAGAAATGTCCTGACCAATTTCATCCATGCCGTTCATTTCGCTAATTTCATCATTACCGCTTACAACGATAACATCTCCATCTGAATCATCAGCAGCACCTAACATTGCTGGAGCAACTGTGCGAACTAATTCATAACCTCCACCAATCATCATACCCTTTGCCAGAGCATCAACATTTGGAGATTTTACGCCCAACGTTTGTGCAAGTGGTTTAGTAATAAAACCTAACGCAATTTGAGTTGCAGCTTTGGAAGTATTGCTTTTAACAACAACTGGTAATAATTTACCCAATGCATTGGTCACAAATCGACCCGCAATTGCACCAACAACTGTCAATCCTACTTCTTTAACAGATACAGAGCCTACTTTTCTCGCATATACGCGATATTTTCGCTTTGGACCTCTACTTTTATTTTTGCTTCTTTTAGCCATAAAATTATATTACAAATATATTTTTTTTTTACAGTAATCCACTATTGTTAAAACTAAAATAATCTTCATCCACTCCAGATAGAATGATATGATCTATTAATTTAATGTTCAGGGTTTCAAAACCTTCTTTTAAATTTCTAGTCAGTTGTTTGTCTTGTTCACTAGGCAACATTTCGCCGCTCGGATGATTGTGAAAAATTATTACTGATTGAGATGTTAGTTTTAATCCAACAACTAACACATATTTTAAATCAACTGCCACTGAAACTTGACCACCAATACCATCTACATATAAACCAATTATGCGGTTTTGTTGGTTTAAATAAACAACACCAAATAACTCTCTAGTTGGCAATAAATTTGGATATTTATCAGAAATTATTGTTCTTATTAATTCAGCTGAAGTGTATGAGCTAGTGATTTTTACTGTGCCTTTTACAGCTTTTCTACCAATTAATTGAACTTTTACTTCTGGAACTGAATATATTTTTTCCAATTCACCAACATTTTTTGGTTTTTTACAAAAAACATTCCGCATTTTAGTGCAAGTCATTGTTGTAGTACCTAAAAATATTTTTTCCGAACGTTGAGGATAATTACTTAAACCTAACATTGGTTTATTAGATTTTGTCTTAACTAATGTACCACCAATTTTCCAAGCTCGTTCCATGGTATTTGTATCAATTTTGGCAGTTGCTATCCAATCTGTAATTTGTGGATTTAATTCATACAAATCATAATAATCAATTTTGGCTAAACTTGATACTCCGAATAATGGTTTGGGATATTTTTTTAAAAAAGCAACAAAATCTTTACTTGATGCACCATACCATTGAAATTTTTTAGATTCAGCAAAGTTTATAAATTTAGCAATTGTGTTTATTGCTCCAACTCCTTTAGGCATCATTGAATCAATTGGAGCACGAGTGCCTTTGGTTTTTTTAACTCTAGATACAACTGGTCGAGCATAAACTTTTAATTTGCCAGCTTTATTTGGTTTTGCATAAACTTGTAATTTGGGATTTTTTACAACGGTTTTTATTGTAGATGTTTTATTTTTTGTATATCCCAACAATAAACTCGCTTTTTTTACCGCATCAGTCCATTTCATTAAAGGATTAGCCTTTCTAATTTGCTTAGCCTTGGCAGTTATTTTTTTTAAATGATTGGATTCCATTATTGTTTGCGTTTTAATATTAAAAATAAACCAACTACTACCGCTCCACCAATTAACAAGGTTTTTTTTGTAAATGTTTGATTAAAAATTTTAATTCCTGAATCTGAATCTTGACTAAATGATGGTGGAATTAATATTGGAGATACATCAGCTGCAACTTCTTTAATCGTGTTGACATCAACTCCAGAACCTTGAGCAACTGCTGCTGTTACTACTTTTGTTGCCATAGCATTATTGACCGGTTGCAAATCACTCGCTTGAATCATGTTATTTGTTGATACTATTCCAGATTCTTTTTGAAAAATTACATCTGATACACTTTTGCCAGTTATTTCTTTAAATGATTGTGTTCCTTTTTTTACTAAATCGGCGGTTTCAGCAACATTAGTTAATAACCCCTCTTTTTTTAAAACATCATAAACTTTAATTAAAATTGGTGTTGCAGTTGCAATAGATGCGGCAATGGTTACTGGTTCTCCGATTCTTACACCATCTCCACTATATCCATCATAAATGGCTTTAGCTGAATCATTCTCCTCTTCAATACCCATAATTCTCTTTTGTTTGCTACCTAATTCAATGACTTGGGTTAATGCACTTCTATCACCACCTAAATCATACCACCATTGTAAACCAGCAAATCCTTTTTTATCAGATAATTTTTTTAAATCAGTTGCTAGTCCTTTAACGTTTAAACGAACTAATGCTAAAAAAGCAGTTCTTGGAGCACTTAAACCGACAGTCTTCATGCCTTGAGTTACTTTTTTAGCCGCACTTGGAATTTGTGAAGCCGCTTTTTTAATAGCTGTAGAACTTTTAGAAGCCGCTTTTTTAATGTTATTTTTTACTTTGTTAAAGTTAATTCCAGAAATTTCATCTGTATCAACTCCGCTTAATCTGTATAAACTCATATTGATATCTTTTTTTGATGTATATTTTTTTTCAGTGTCAAAAGACGGCATGACGGCATCAACAATAATACCCGTATCAGGCAAAAATGTATAGACGTGCTGTAAACCTTTGTCGTTGTAACCAGCAAATCGATATATTGATCTGTAACCAAGGCATTGTAAGATGGTATTAGTGAAGATAGATAAATGCTTGCAATCTCCTTTGCCATCAGCCAAATATCTGGATAATGTTTTGGTTGTTTGTCTATCTCCACTCTCGACTTCATATTGCATTTCTTGTTTAAGAAAATTCCAAATATTTTGAGCCGTTTCTTTTTCATCTCTACCTTGAAAATATTTTGATATTATTTTTGCTTCTGGTAAATTTATTGTGTGTTGGTACTTGATAGCGTCGATAATGTTTTGAGTATTTTGCCATCCATTTATCATTTTAGCCCTGTAGTTAGGCTTAGGCAATAAGTTATATAACTTTTTGCGCAATGTCATTAAATTAAATTAATTATTTGACTGTAATTAAATGGAAATACTAACCCCTCAGCATTAATACTGCCATTTATTTCAAACTTTCCACTTAAAATATCTTTGTACTTACCAGATAATAAATCAGAGACCAATGTCACTAATTCTAAATTAAGTTTTACTGGAACTTGTATTGTAACTGATTCCAACGATTTAACAACAATTGGGTTTCTATAATCCAGTACTGCACCAGCAGTGCCTTTCCAAAAAACATCTCCAACAATTGATTGAATTTTTAAATCTGCATTCGACGGGTTGATAATTCTTACAAAAACAACAAAGGTCATATCTTGTCGATTAAAATCAACTTTTGTAACATTCACATTTACAGATTTAACCGCTTCACTTTTACGCAAAATAAAACGCCCAATTAAAAACAACGCTCCAGCTCCAGCTAAATAACCTATTACATTTTTTCTCATAAATCGAAATGCGAATACAAAAGTCATAAAAAAAATCTGAATTGCCAAATCCAGATTTTTCAAAAAATTTTTCAGCAAGTTGGGTATATAAACCCCCCCTTAAGGGGGGTTTTATACCCACGGCTAAAAAACCGTACAAATTTGTACTAGATTACCACGTTTTTCAATTAGTTTATTTGCATACCAAACTGGTATAATTTTTTTTTCTACTTGATAATTGTTGAGAAATGTAACAATTTTAGTCCTAGATACTAAATCTTTATGTGTTAATCCCACTTTTCCATCAAATATTTGGCGTATCAAATCAATTGAATTATAATTATTTGCACTATAAATATTATGTTTAACATCATAAATTTGTCGCGTTGTATCAAAATCAATTTCAATGGGATTTATATTATCTGCACTACGTAAAAAAACAGCAGACAATTTAGAGGTGCTATCTTCTTGTTTTTCAATTGATAACTCTGATTGTGCAAATCTTGATGCAAACGAACCCAAATGACCTAAAGAAAAGTTAGTTCCTTTGTTTTGGTGCAATATTCCAACAATTCCAATGTTGTATTTATCAGCAGTATTTTTAATGTACTGAATGGCACTTTTTGCCTCCCTAACATCGTTTATATCATTGACTAAATCTAACAAACCATCTATACATAATAACCCGAGATTCGAATTTTTTCCACAAATAGTATCAATTAAGTTAATTAATTGATTTAAATCTAGGCTTCTTGCTGAATAAGCCTTAAAATTTACAGTTGTGGATAACTTTAAATTAATTGTATCTTGTAAACGACCTAATGATTGATGCAAATCATAAATTGATTGCTCTGTATCTATCAAACAAACCAAATTTTTATCCGATTTCATTTGTGATGCAATACCCCAAATGTTTTGATTTAATATAGCAGCACCTATAAATGCATGTAAAAAAGTTGTTTTTCTTGCTTTAGGCTTTCCAGTAAGTACTAACAATGATCCATAACACAATACAATTTTTTGTTGAATAGTAAATATAACTTCCTGAGTAACTGGCTTATCAAGGTCAACAAAATAATCTTCAATGTTAATTTCAGTAGGAATTTTTTTTGCTTCCTGAGTTAAATTTTTTTTTGCCTTTGGTACTAACATAAAATTTTGGCTAAAATAAAAAAGCTACATAATTATAATTAATAATTACAATCATGTAGCTTTTGTGTGAATTTAACGCTGGTAATCGCTTAAACGACCCCATGTAATAGTTGATACATCTCCGCCCAATTGCCTTACATAGTTTTTTGCAATTTCTAATTGCTCACGAATGTGGTTTACATTATGTGTACAAGGGTGTAGCCGAATGTACTGTTGGACCGATTTGTGATGCTCAATTACATCATCGACAAAATTGTCAATTATTGTCAATCTTTGCCGAAATAATTTCTGGTCATAAGCAGACAATTGAATACTTTCTTCTTCCATTTGGTCGAGCAAATGGCAAAGTTTTTCTAAGGAATCAGCTACCTTTTTAGTTTTTTGTTGGAGGTCAAATCTATAATAATTCATTGCCTATTTGTATTATTTTTTCTTGCTCCTTGGTAACTTCAAATGTTACAAGTTGTGTAATAGGAATAATAATTTCTTTTCGACTGCCATCTTTTTTTTGGTCAGTTAAAAAAATGGATGGCATCCCAGCAAAATCTATAATTCCAGAAAAAAATCCAACAAATAAATCGTTGTTTGTAGTGGTTACAGATATTAATTTGTCCACTGGTAAAAAAAATGGTGTTGTCATGTTGTTTGAAATAAATTTAATTGTAAATTATTTTTTAAGTTTTTTTTGAATTCTATCGTTTGAATGTAAGTAATTATCAATTCCTTAACATCCAAATTATTTACAAAACATCCTAATACTGCTTTATCAAAATAAAACCCATCTAGGTTATTATATATATAACCCTTTGCACTTGGAATATCTGAAAAAATTTTACCATCGTGGTATTTATTTTTACTGTCAATTAAAAAAACTATGTACTTAAGATTACTCATAACAATTTGAATTGATAACTATTTGTTTCCCTATACACAATCAATCTTAAAAGTTTATCATAATAACTGTAAGTAGCTTGTCCATCACATATTTCAGCCCATATTTTACAGTGATTTTTTTGCATTAATAAACATCCCGCAATAATGGATTGTAATGAAAATACGCCCAAGCAATGTTCTTTTTTTACATCCCAACAATTAATTTCCAAGCCATTGACTTCAAATAATGCACGATGGATACGAATGTTAAGACCGCAAGTAACAATTTGATCCGGATCCTGATTGTGCTGGATGTGTTTTTTATCTACTGATTGCACTACGCGATACCAATGTTCAGAGGTATCAAATGTGAGCCATTTTCCTATGGCAAACATATGCCATAATTCTAACAATTCCGCAGTAATGACTTCCAAGTCAATTGACTGCTCTAACTTAAATTTATTCATAATCGGGTGTGCAATACTAAACAAAAAAAACCCAACCTAAAAAGGTTGGGAACAAAAAAATAGTCAAATTTTTTTTTAAGATGTGGATAAGTTTAAAAGACCCTGAAGTTTTTTCAATTGCAGAATTTCATTGGCTTTGAGTGTGCCAATCCTTTGTTTATTGAACTCTGGATGATTTTTAATTAATTCCATTCCAGAATAAATTCCATCAAATGGGGTGTTGTATTTGTGGAAAAATTTAGAAGTTTTAGGCTTCGTTGCAAAGAAATTATTTATTTTTAACAATTTTGGGTTGCCTTGAGTAATTTGATACGATAGCTGAAGTAATGCCATAGCGTTTAAAGGGCTTTTATTTGCTACTGCATTAAAGTACGGCAAATATTTTGATTTCATTAAGTGATACGGCATCATCGTTTTTTAATTAAAAAAAAAAGACTTACTCCGAGCAATACAAATATACCTAAAAATTTAGGATTAGTAAACATACCTTTCGACCTTTCATACAATTCATTCATCCTATTACTCCACCCCTTACCGTAACGGCTCCATTGAGATAAGGATTTTAACCAGTTTAATCTAAAAGTCCACAAGGATTGATATAGCGCAGTAGTAGCAGTTTTTTGATTTGTATAGTTATTTAATTTAACCAATGTTGTTGAATCCATTTTTCCATTGATTGGTACATTGATAATTTGTTGCATGTGCCTAATTAATGGTCGCGCACCTCCTAATCCACTGCCCCAATTGGTTTCAAAAATTAGTTCAGCTATCGCCTGATTATTTACTTTATCTAAATTTAAAGGATCCCAATAACTACCCTTAATAATGGTCTGCCATTGACCAGTAGTCATATTGACAAAACCTTTACCTGATGAATCAAAACCATATTTTTTACTGGCTTCAATCCAAGTAGAGTAGCATACACCTTTGTTTGTGTGGTAAAAATTACCAGTTTTAGGATTTTTAATATTAGAGGGTACTTTCGAACAAGAATCATTTGGATCACTTGAAAGTCCTCCCTCGCTTTTGGCAACATGTTCTAATATTAATTGGTAATCAGCCATTAGCCAATTTTGTAAAATGTTTCAAAACCGTACAACAACGTAGCGTCATTTGTGGTAGTTGCTGTATTTGTAACTATACACAATTTGTACTCGCCTATTCCTAAATAATAATTAAATTCAGGTAATGTTGATGGGTTGAATTGTGTCTTATAAACTTGCCCTCCAGAAGCCCTTAATGTTGGGACCGCAGTCCAAAAAGC